CTTTTGTGAGTGATGCTCTAAATAATAAAAGTTTCGCTAATAACAAAATAGGTCATTGTGCCCTTAAGGAGCTATTTTAGGATTAGTTGTCATAGGTGCATTTGCATGCACGATAGTGTTGTTTGTTGCTGATGCAGTCTCTTTATCAAGAGCTGGATCTATTGGTTCAATGTCTTCAGGCATAGCATTTTCAATGAGCTTATTTCTTGGTGCTGGTTGAAAAGCTGCATTATCCGTAAAGTTTGTTACATCGTGTATAGGTGGATCGAGTTGAATACCTGTTGCGTCAATTACATTTGGTGATGAAATAATTGAATTGCTTCGGGCTCTGTTACTATTACCAAGCGTGTGTGAATACACAAAGTTGGACATATTGGCATATGGTTCGGTGTTCATTTGATTTTCCTGTCTTGGCCCAATAAGGCCAAATTGAGCTGATGAAGATCCGTATCCCTTGAGTTCAAGGTTACGTTCAAAAGCTTCTTTTTGTCGTTTTGCCAGTGCCGCATTATTAGCTCCTTGAAGAGCTGAATTATTGCGATGGAGTTGTTCAAGCATGCGAGATTGGAATTGCTGATTAGCCCAAGCTGAAAGGCCTGAGCCAAGTCCGCTAATCATTCCTCCTGCAATGGCGGATGCTTCGGGAATGTAATCATTAAAGTTGATGCGTGGTCTATATCTACGAGTTCCTGGTGTTACCCATGGGCTCATAGACGTAGTGTTGAAAACAGTAAGTCCCTGAGGTGAAGAAAGTTCAGTAATATTTGATAATTTTATTGAATTTCCAACACGTGGGAATGACACTTTAAAAGTGTCAGTTCTTACAAAGAAAGTTGAGCTGTTATACCCAATCTCTCCTTTGTTTTCGCCGTTAATGATTAAATTCATTTTTGCCATGGTAATTGCTTTGTCGGCCAAAATTTCGTCGAGTGCTCTAAAAGCATTTTTGATTATTGGTTTGTAAAGTGGTGTAAATGGCAAATCTTCTGCGACGGTGGTGGTGGTTCCTGATCTTACAAAGGATAATTGTTTCAATCCAGTTGGTAAAATGGCACTAGGCATATTATTGCCTGTGCACACAAAGGTATGGAGTGGCTTATCTGGGACATACGTATATTTAGTCGTATAATCTACGCCATCTTCAGCAATGTATTGGAAGAAATCATCTCCTGTTGCTATGTTGTTATGGGATTCGTCTTGGAAACATACGGCAATTGTACGTTCATAAGATATGGCTGTTCTATAGAATCTATAGAGATAGTCTTGCTTGAAATCCCTGTTGAGGCAGTTGTTAAGTACCATAAAATTACGATCATTTGCTTTCACAATGGAGAAGTCAAGTTCTGCTACTAAGTAGCAACCTTCTGCCTGTGCAACCAATGATGTAATATTATATCTAAATGTTGACATATAGATAGGGATGTTGAGTTTGTATACTGTGCCATACAAGGTTGGTTCTTCACCAATCCATCTCTGTTTTTCGAGTGGAGCAACTTTTCCAAAAGCTGCAATTAGTTTGCTTGCCATAGTTAGTGATACGTCATATTCTCCGGGTGTTGGTTTCAAAGCAACAACTTGTGCTAGATATGCGGGATCGATGGTTTCATCTACGCTTACAACCATAGTTACTCGCTGCAATTTTCCTTCAGGGCCATTTAATATATGACCTACGAGATTGTCAGCAAATACTGGCGCAAAGTTTTCTGTTAGAAAACCATGATCTGGGAATACTCGGGTTTCAGTGGGTTCATTTGTTGTTGAACTACTTCCAATCAATGCATCTATTTCTTCATTATAGAAATAGGATCCCAAGTTGAAGGTGTCATTAGATGGTGGTGCTTCACTTGAAGAGAATGGGGACATAAGAATGCAATTTTGTGATAGTTTTACTTGCACTCTAACGGGATAGCTTACGCTGTCGTTTCGCTGAACGTTGGTTACTGCGTGATCAATCATCATGACAATTCCAGGATAAGGTTCTGGGTCATTCTTTACCTTGCGATAAAGTCCGTTCCTTCTGATGTCATGAAGTGGGAATGATCTTACCATTGTGCCATTCATATTTGTTGTTTCTGCAGAGATCTGTTGTAAATCCTTCAGGCTGATGTTTGGTTTTGATGCATCAGGTACCCATCCGGTTACAATCCAGCCGATGGTTCCGGCTGCTCCTGCAATAGCTACAACAATATCAATAGCGGGAATGATATTATCATGGAAATCAACGTATTCACGTATGTATTCTGGTAAATCTTTCGGATCTAGCGAAAGTACGAATACTTTGCTGCCTGAGGACATAGCTGGTGAAATAGTTGTGTTCTTGCTTTCCCATCGTTGATATACGCTGTAACAAGCTGTTTTCTTGTCGAATGGTGATCCAGTGCCGGCAGGGTTATCGAGTGCCATTGCCATTGAATTCCATGTGACTGGTGCCGTGGGGCAAGAAGTGTTCGTGAATAATCCCGAGTCGCTGACGACTGAGATATCCGGTTGAACCATTGGTGCCGACGGAACCTTATTAACAGTTCCTCCTGAAACGTTCATTTCAGTTTTGTAAGCTGCAAAGTTTAGTTGTTTAACTTTACTTTGTTTTGATGGTAATTTTTCTGCTAGAGCAAAAGCGATACACATATCGTATGCGGATCCTTCTCTTGCTTCTGCTTTGGTATAACCAATTGCATGTGTCTCTACCTTCTGATCGTCAGTGGTGAGGGCAGCAGTGCAATGGCAATGCCAGATGGGTGATTCTCCTGGGCCTGATTGGATGTATTTGTATTCAGGTTTGGTGATAACTCCCTTTTGGAAATTTTCATGTAGGATTTGAGTGTATGATCCCATGATTGTTTCTAGTTGTTTGTCTGTAATGTTTTCTTTGATAATCTTGCTTGCGATTTTTCTAAAGTATTTACCCAATAAATGATATTGGTTGTAAAAAGTACATAATTTTGAGGGCGCCATGGTCTGTGGTGTCCGTTCTTTTCCATCTTTGTTAAAAGGGAATGCGGTTCCAATTGCGCTATCGAATGCAGTTTCATGTATTGATGATTGTAGTTGGAGTTGTACAAATTTTAACAATTTTGGTTCTTTTTCAATGCAGCGTCTGATGGCTTCTTGAATTTTAGCGTAAAATTCAGGTTCCCAGAATGCTGCTTCCCATTGAGCTCTTTCCATGAGTGTTCCTAGATGTTCATATGAGATGCTTGATACATAATGAAAGTTAGCATGTATAGAAATCTTCTTAAGTGCTCCTACATAGATTGGGTATTTACCCAATTTTCTGAAGAAACGCGAAATCCATGATGCGGTTTCATATGTATCGAAAGTGGCGGTTGAACCGTCCTTGGCAGATGAGTCGAGACTCATGCCAAAGAATTCCAACATCACCTTCGAAACTTGTTCTCTAGTGAAAATATCCTTGAATTCATCTGATACTGAAATAACTACATCGTCACCATAGAACATACGTTCTACGTGCTCGTTGTATATTTTGAATGACCAAGGGATATTATGTTTTATACATAGGAGTGCGAAACATGAGAATAACAAATATTCATTGTTAAGTGAATTCAAAGGGGCTGTTGTGAAACAACCCGATGGCATACCTCCGAACACTTCGAAAAGTGTACATCCGGAAACTTGAATGCGTTGAATATTTGTGGCCATAGTTGATCTAATTTCATTTGCGATAGTTGGATTTGATTCTGCCAAAAGTTCTGTAATTTCTTCTTGTACTGCTCCTGGAGTATTCCGATCGAAATTGGAATAATCTCCTGCCCATAAATTTGGATGTTTGTTGAGTCTGCAATATACTTGGTTGAAAGTTTTAACAGGGTCGATTCCAATGCCACAATTTGGGTCATTTTTGTATGCTCTTGCTGTAAGCATGCCCAAATTTCTGCGTTCCATAAGAACGCCTAGAATGTCTTGTGCAACAAAGGTTCTTCCTTTATAATTCTTTCCTCCTTCTATTTTCAGTTTTTCCATTTTTAGGAGTTCAGTGAAAATGGCGCAATATTTCTTTCCTTCTGTTGAAAGATTCTTTGCTCGTAAATATTCTGCACGTAAGAAATTAGCTGCTGGATTGTCATGCCAGTAGTAACTTCCGTTCTCGTTCTTGCCAATTACGTCGCTTTTCTTAGATGTGTAAAAGAGTTCTTTCATCAAGAACCCAATTGATGTATCGAGTTCCATACCTTTTACATATCCTGCCATTTTTCCTTCGGTTATTCCTCCCAAAACTTCTTCATCTGTTAAAAGTCGGAGTCCTGAATAGTGGGTTTTAATTTTGATTGCAAATTCTTTTGAAATTTCCTTAAGATCAATACGGTTAGTGTGATTTTTGTGTGCCCATTTAAGGGACAGTGTTGAACGTTGACATGGTTCGCCATAACGGTTCTTTACAAGGGTGTCTTTAATTTCGTCTGGTACTTTTGTAATGTCATATACACAAGGTGCTTTGTCAATTGGAATGATATCTGAAACAATTCTACTAAAAGGTGATACTGAATAGTGATCATTTGGCAGGTGTGATTTTGATTGAACGAAGGAGCCAATAACTTTTACTGTATGATTATTTTCTACGTCACAGAAGGGGACATCTTCCAGTTTTCCACGTTTTAAGTTGTTTGCGGATCCCGTAAGCATAGCATGCACGGCCGGGTTAACATGTACTGGATCTCCAAATTTGGAGTCAAACGTTAATGATGTTTCTTGTAGTTTGTGTAGAGAATAGCCATTGAGTTCTGGTTCTTCTAATAGGGATATGTCTTCAATGATAGTAATCTGAAGTCTTAACATCCATGATTTCTTTCCTTGGAAGCGGTAGCCTCTAATTCTGTAATCATCGCCATGTTTAATATATTGGCGAATGTATGTTTTCCCATTTTGTTCAGGTACTTCAACTGTAATTTGTGAGCCTTTTCCCTTAAGAGTTGGTTTGACTGTGTTGAGGTCAATTGATTTCCATGGTCCTACATCTGTATCGACTACGTCGTGACAGAACGGTAAGAATTGTGTATGTGAATGTTCAACTGATCCCATTAATTTTCCACTATTCTTTATAATCCCTCCTGTGAAGTTGGGGTTATAACGGATGAAGTGAAAGATTTCCTCAGCATATGTAGTCCAAGTAGACATGTGTTCTGAATGCCAAACGGTTTGATGATTTTTACATTTTGGGTTGTCGTCATCTTTAATTTGAATTTCGTCATTGCCAAATTTACAACATGATTTTGATTGTTTCTTTTGTATTTTCTTTTGTGCCAAAGTAGTCCATTCATCAATATCTTCTCGAGTTATGACGGAAAGGATGCCTGATGTTTTAGCTCCTTGTCGGTTACCCATGCAATGTATTCCTATAATTTTGTTGGAAAGGGCTGATGTTGTTTCAGCGAGATAATATGGTAGTCCACAATCACCTCCATCTGAAACTTTTATTGCCGTTGTTGCATACATGGCTGATCCGTATTTACGAAGAGTGCCGTTACCTGTGAACTGATCGGGTCCATTATAGAACCAGAATACACTAGAGTGAAATTCTTCAGTTTTTCCAGGGCCAAATCTTTGTAGTACGGAATTCCATTCATCATTTTCATCAAAGTTATTATTCTTGAGAAAATATTTACTGATGTCAGGGAAATCTTGTTTGATGGTTGGTACACGCCAAATTGATAAATCTCTCTGATGCACACGTTGAATTAATTCTGCTTTGTGGAAGCCTTCGATTTCATCGAGACCTACATATACTTGCGCTTGAAGACCATTAGTTAAATGGCCAACAGTTGCAAATATATTCTTCTTCAAGAACAATCCATAACATGCATTAGCATCCGGTTCATCTTTAATAACCGGTGTGTTATCAAATTTAACGTATACTTGACATAAGTTGCGTCTAGCTTTAGTGTATGCTTGATCAAAATAGGGTTTTAATGCTCGAAAGTTGTTCATATCGCGTAATTTTAAAACGTCTTCAGTTTTATGCGTTTCTTTTACTCTATCGTCATCTGAATCTCTTGATTTCTTATCGTCATCTGATTCGTAGCTTTTAGATTTTGGTGTGCCACGTTTATTACGTTTTCGCTGTTTTGTTTTGTCGTCATCATCTGAATCTTTCGATTTCTTATCATCATCTGATTCGTAACTCTTAGATTTTGGTGTTCCACGCTTATTTCGTTTTCGCTGTTTCCTAGGTTTTCTATAATCATCGCTGTCCGTTGAATCGCTATCACTATCATTTGAGAAAAATGATTTAATAGCTTTAATAAATAAAACGGTAGTAAGTAAACCTACTACGATCATTACGAGAATGCCAAGTGGATGTTGCACGAATGCGGTAAAGCGGTCTTTAAGATTTTTGGCTTCCGTTGCCAATCGAAATTTCATTTGAGTTAAAGCTTTTTCTTTAGTATAAGCAATTACTCGAAGATCTTCTTTAAATTCTTTTGATTCTAAAAATGAGTTGAGGAATTTAGCCTGTTCAAATGTGAGTTCTTCGCGAATTACATCGGTGAAATTGTAGTTTACGACTTGTTCTAATGTATAAACTTTGTTTCCCATAATTACAAAATGATCTAATCCTTCTGTTTTTATATAGGGTCTTGATGAGTCTGCAATGCGTTCGGTAATTTTAACAATTTTTAAGATGTTATTATCAAATTCAAATTCTCCAATATCCTTGAAATGTGCATAGAATTTTGTAACAATTCCACATGCGTTGAAAGCCACGGTATATCTTCTGATAAGAGCAATTACTGATTCTTCTGATAAATCATAAGTACCAAGCAAATATCTTTCGACATTACGTTGCATTTCTAGCATGACTTCCTTGTCCATGTAAATTTTCCATGAGCTATTGTTCTGGAAAAATGCATCTTTGGATAAAGATACATGTTTATCAGCTTCTACTGGTCCTGAAACTTGCATGAATTCATTTGAATTTTCACATTCAATCATAAGGTTATAGGTTGATTGCTTTTCGATATTTGAGACATATTGTACTGTAATAGCATCTCTACTATGGTTAAATACTTTATAGCCATCAAAGATAAGTTGTGAAAGTTGTGACATTTCAAGCTCTTCTTCTGTTTGGTGTAATGCAAAGTAACAATAAACAATGAATCCAAGTGGTATATAGGTGAAATATACATGTATGAAAAACAAAATTGCTAAAATAATTGTTTTAATACGATTTTGAGCTACATTTTGGAGTGTAAATGCTGTATATCCGGTATTCTTGTAATATCGCATGTTATTAGTGCGAACTTCAATTCCGTTAATTGGCTGTTGTGTTCCATTGAAATATCCATTAAATCCAATCCTACGAATAAGACCTTCATTAACAAAGTTCAATCTACGTTGTGTTACGATAGATGTTGGAGTAAGTGCTGGTACGTGTTTTCTTGGTGACACATTGGTAGTCCATATAAGAATAGATCCGTCTTGTAATTTAGAATTATACAAGTCCATTAGAATTCCTTCTTCTTCAATAGTCATTTGTTCCCTGACGATGTCATCTAGTAATAATACGCATCGTTGTTTAAATGTAAGTTTAACGAGAGTTTCAAATGTTGCTACTTCATAGAAAGGAAATCTAAATCCAATGGCTATATCTTGTGCTGTTTTACGGGCTAAAGTTGTTTTACCCTGACCAGCACGGCCATGCATTACAATAGAGTAATGTGATTTTGCGTTTTCTTTGATCAAATCCAATTTTACAAGCCATTTTGTGAAATCACGTGAGAAGTGTCCTTCACGTTGCTTTATTAATTCACAAAGGTTAGGGAGTGTAAGATCTCTTCCTTGTTCGAATTTTCCAATAGTCCAAGTATTTAGATGTAGATTAAGATGTGAGAAATCCTTCTTGTAGTTGTTAGCCCATGGTGTATTAGGATTGTGTGTTCCTACTTTCTTATTCCATGTGGTTTTTATTACAATCATACGTCGCATAAATGCTGGTACTGAATTTGCATCATACATACTTGCTATTCTTGCTGCTAACTGTGGTAGTTCTGTGTTAGTAGTGGCGATAATGATTTTAAAATTAATTGGATTAATCTTATGATCTACATCTGCTCCTGCGGCATTGAACATTACGGGAGAACAAATATTCTTCAGATTTTTAAACAATAAATCGTCTTTTAAATCTTGTGATGATCCTGCGTCGTCAAACAACGCAACAGTTTGACCACCAAATGGGGGCCAATATTTGTCTTCTGGTGTTATTTCAGCGATATGTTCTTTTGGATCTACTCCTAGGATATCAATACAGCAATGTCTCGCTAATTCTTTTGCTAGTTGAGTCTTACCTTCGCCGGGATTTCCTTGTAATAAGATAACAAATGGTTCTTGTCTACTCATATTTTTAATGTCGAGTTGGAAGTATTTATGAATACGATTGTTTACTAAAGTACTCAACGAATACACAGTAAATGCTTCTTGTTTTTGTTCTTTATCCATTGACATATACCATTTCTCAAATCGTCGCATATCCTCTTGCATCTTGTAGACTAATCTTGGATGTTCTGCAAATTTGTGGGTTGGTGTTTCCATAAATGTGTTAAAGTCATTACGATATTTTTCCATTTCTTTAGTCAGAATTGTAGATGGTGTGTCTTGATTTGTGATAAAAGCATATATTTCTTTAAGGTCACTTTGTTCACGATTCATATCGTCTAAAAGACGGAATGAGCGGAGGAGTCCTGCGGTTGTGAACTTTTGATTTGAAATAAAACAATCAAAAATATATATTCCTATACAAGTTACTTTCTTCAATAGTTTACTAACCATTTTCCAAGCATCATCGGCTCCTTCCACTATATAATCAGATGTATTGATTTTTGTACGTGGAGCGGGTGTTGGTTTTTCTAATGTTGATGTCGTTGGTGTTTCTACAAAAGCAAATGAATGATATGTATCATCATCTGTTGTTTTGATGTTAAATCCGTTGTCGAGTCCTGCATCAGAACTACTACGCTGTAATGATATTGATGCCAATTTACTACGAAGTGTATAGATAGTATCAAGTTTCGTGCCAGTGTAATTCAATTTTCGTTGGTCATAAGGGATATATGGTATTTGCCAATAAGCTCTAAGAAACCAACATGGGAATCTAAAATCTTCACGTTGTTGTCTAACTGAATCTAAATCTGTTTGCGGTGGTAAAGAAGCTGGTAAGATGACTGAGGGGTGACTACGATGTGCAAAGTTAATATGCATTTTTGTCACTTCTGGGATTTCATGTAATGATTCCAAGAAAATTTTCTCATTGGTATTCAAATTGCCAATAAAATCACCATCCAAGTGTAAAGTGGGATGAGTGGTCATAACTGGAACTTCTGCTACGATTTCGGGAGATTCAGTTAAAAGAGTTACAACGCTAGTTGCTAACTCTTCTGGAATACTAGATAGTGCCATAATAGTGCTAAGAAGGTTTATTATTGATAGTGAAATAAACGCAATGGATATTTTTGATTTAGACTTGGCAAATTGTATTATTGCCAAGATGAAAGTCAACACTGATGTTGCAATTGATATCCCTAAGAATGAATTTCTATATTCCTGTGGGGTAAAACTTTCAATTAAGGTTTTCAAATATCCAAAAATCGAGAATGTTTCATTTTCTTTAACATATGATGTTCGATCTATATTCGGTCGGGTTGATTTGCATTTAGGCTTGTCCTTGGTAGTAATGCGGATTGGTATAAATTGTTGAGGGTATGAGGCAATCAAGAAATATGTCACAAATGCTAAGCATTTGCTGATATAACTCAATCCACCAAACACCCCGAATTTTGAACCGCGGCCTGACCCAAATCTCCGATGGGTTTTGCCATTTCTGGCGGGGTTGGTTTTCCCAAATGATGGGAGATGTTTGCATATAAACGTATATGCGTTTTCCACGACTGCGTGGATTGTGACAGACCTTACTGCCGGTTCGTTGCATACTACAACTTGGTTTTGTGTGGGTAAATGATACCCAATTTTGGCTTTACGAAGCCAGGTTTTTGCCCTAATAACGTAAGAGGGACTTGTGGACATACGATGCCCGGTGCTTTCTTTTACTTGCCTTGCCATTGTGCCGTCACCTACGATGCTCTCACACAATTTCAAATTCATAAAATGCTGCTTGCTTAATTTCCCAATGTATTTATCCGAAAATAC